TGACCTGTATGTACATAGAAGCATGGATGGACGCGAAGAGTATGAAGAAGGAAGGAAGCCTACATGAGCGACCCAGAAATGACTACGTTTGGTATGTACCCAGAGCCTGAACCAGTGGCGTGGTTTTGCAAACTTCCTGACAACAAAATCTCAATCAAGATTGTTGGCAAACCAACGGAAGGTAATTGGGAGCCACTTTACGCCGCACCACAAAAGAAAGAATGGGTAGGGCTGACGGATGAAGAGGCCAGAGAAATTTGCGTAAAGAACGTACCGTATGTCATAGACATGGTGGCTGCACTGGAAGCAAAGCTAAAGGAGAAGAACACATGACATGGCAAGTGTGGACAAACATAATGCAGAAGAACGGAGCTTCGACTCATGTAGTGCCACTGAATGATTTACGGGAGCATGAGGAAGACGCAACGTGCTGGTGTGACCCAAGAGTTGACGAGGAGCTTAACTTAGTTACGCACAACAGTGCAGACAATAGAGAAGCATTTGAGACAGGCGAAAGGAAACCGACATGAATTGCAAAGACGATGTTGAGGAAAAGTTCATTCGTGATTGGAACGAAGGCAAAGTAAAGCGCGTGTTTGACGGGAAAATAATGTCAGAACAAATACCTGAAGAAGCTATTTACGATCCGAGCTGGTGTATTGAATACTGCAAAGCATACGCCGAGCAACTCAGAGATAAGACACGCGCAAACCGAGCAGTACACGCAGCAGAGTGCATTGAGTACCTTTTAAGTTTAGTTCAGAAAGAATGGGTCGGGCTGACGGAGGAGGATATACAAGGGCTTCACTATCAGATAAAGACGAAAGGCATGGGGGTGTATTCAACAGAAGACATTTACCGCGCCATCGAAGCAAAGCTAAAAGAGAAGAACATATGACTGATAGAGAGCTGCTTATAAGAATTGACGATTTGCTTAATAAAAAAGCACGCTGGAGCGGCAACCCTAACTTTAATGACAAAAAAGCATATGTTACTTTTTTAATAAAAGATTACGTGGATATTGTTACTGATCTTAGTAATCAATTGAAGCAGTCTATCTGTGAGCGTTGCGGAAAAGTTAATCCAGCTGAGATACATGCGTGCACACCCCAGCACGGTTCATGCAGTGAGTGCGGACAAAAAAAGCAATCAGAAGGCTACGCTCTGTACTGCGTCGAGTGCACTAAGCCAATGCGCGAATGGGTAGGGCTGACGGACGCAGAGGTCGAGGAAGTGTTTTTCGACATGGGGCAGTTTGCAAAGATTGACTTAAAGACATTCGCTCGCGCCATCGAAGCAAAACTAAAGGAGAAGAACAATGGATGACGAACTACAAAAACTGCGCAAGCAGATAGAAGAACTGACAGAGCTTTATAACATGCAAAGCCACCGTGCAACGGATTATGCCGGTGCGTTCATGCGCAGTAAGCGCGAATGGGTAGGGCTGACGGATGAGGAAATATGGGGCGAAGGCAGTAGTCTCCCGCTTAGTAAAGAAGGCATCGTAGCTTTTGTTCGGTCTATCGAATCAAATCTAAAGGAGAAGAACACATGAGCGACCCAGAAATGACTACGTTTGGGATGCATCCTGAGCAGGAGCCAGTAGCGTGGATGCATAAAACAGCGACGGGTAATGTGTATTTTAGAAAGAAACCGCAGGATAAGGTATTCAAACCCCAGCCTGTATATGTAGCATCGCAGTTAGCCGCGTCGAGGGCATTGGTAGAGTCTGTTCGACAGATGCGGGACGTGCAAGGCATGGACGGTAATTGGAATTACGATCCGTATATGCAAGGGCTGTTCAACGGGCTTGAATTTGCGGTCTCATTGCTTGAAGTCCGCGAGCCGCGGTTCAGGGATGCGCCGGATAAGTGGTTATGTGACTTGCCAAAAGCACGAATATTTTCAGACACGGGGGAGGTATGACACGTAGTGACATAGTAAGAATGGCACACGAAGCAGGGCTGGTCATGCCGAAGTCGGGGGCTACTGAGAATCAATGGAAGGCACTGGAAGCCTTTGCTGATCTTGTATGTGAAGAGTGCGCTCAGTTATGTGAGGACGAAATGGATTGGGGGATTATTGCCCCGCAAATAGCGACCGGTGCAGCCAATTGTGCCAAGGCAATACGAGAAAGAGGGAAGAACAGTGGATAAGTACATAACCGGCATCAACGCTGCAGGGGTCACTTACGAAATAGTAAGAAACCCAAATGAATTTACTGTGGCATCAGGGGAGTTTTTTGTTCAGTCGATGACTAACCAGACGAAGACAAAGGCCAGCACGATAGGCGAAGCTACCAGAGAACAGATTCATGTTTTTTTAGACGAGTGGATCGATAACGTAATAAAGGAGAGAGCATGAGCGCAGGCCTATCACCAGAAGGATTTCAAGACTATGTAGGCCAGATCAGACTAGTCGCAGAAGAAGTACTGGAAGTAATAGAAGAATACCCAATAAGGATGGCAGCACCGTCCTTGATTATGGCGATGGTATCAGTCGCATTAGGATTGGCCGAGGAGCACGGTACGGATTTCTCGGACCACATAAAGATGATGCAGGAAGGGTTGGCCACTTTGGCCAGTGATGTTAAACGAGAGGAGAACGCACATGGAAATTAAAAAAAGAGGTCCCGGCCGCCCACGTAAGATTCAATTGGCCACGGTCCCCGGTCCAAAAACCGTCCAGCGGATAAAAACAGACATGGTGAACCATCCACCGCACTACAAAGCAGGCGGAATAGAGACAATTGATTTCATAGAAGCGAAAGAACTTGGCTTTAATTTAGGAAATGCGGTAAAGTATATTACCCGATCGGAACTAAAAGGATCGAAGGTAGAGGACCTTAAAAAAGCGATTTGGTATCTGAATAGGGAGATAGCAAGGTCGATTCTTACGAAGTACAAGAAAGGAGAATGAAGATGGGTGGTCTTATTGCAGCTGGGTGCTGGATTGCATTAATTGCCGCGTGGTTCACGCATATCTTTACGTGCTTCTCTGAGGGCATGTGGGGATTCTTGGTTGCCGGAGCACTGATGTTCCCTCTTGGTATCTTACATGGGATGTATATTTGGTTTGCTTGATCTATTAGAGAGGAGAAGAGAATGCTTAAAGAAGGTAAATTCATTAAAGAGCCGCCGGTTAGGATAGATGCGTTTTATACCCCGCGTATGAATTACCGGCGATTTACACCTGAAGAGAGGTTAGCCCAAGATATCTTATTGGGCTGGACTACCCCCAAAGCATCTCTTCTTTCCAAAATTTTCAGTTTAATGTTACGCATATAGGAGAAGTAAATGTCACGACCAAAAGGTTCAGGTAGCTTGTACAACGTCGTTCCGCATCCATTGCTGGATGCCCTAAGAGCGGAATACAAGCTCACAAGCGACGGCATGCTTTGTAGTTTCTTGGAGACATCTCGCAGCAATATGTCGAAATTTCGACATGGGGTAAATAAAATCAGTGCGGAATTCATCATCAAGATTCACAAGAAAACAGGGTGGCCGATTGATCGTATTGAACTGCTCATACCAAAAAGAAAAAAATGAGGTACTGGGTATACGACGAGGACAATAAACTCTTCCGTAAGTTCTGGACGCGCTGGGAAGCAGCGCGGTCCTTGAATGAAGGATGGAAAATCGTTGTCCGCATGAAAGAGCCTGAGCATAAACCCACTACTGAAACAGACGGAGAAGCGCGATGGTGATATCCAAGAAAGAAGTAGAGCGCCTTGCCGTACTACTGGAGGAAACGGCCCGCCACGATGATGACCTTGCCGCCGCTAAGACTCTTAGAGAACTACTAAATGCGTACGACGTGGCCAGAGAAATAGTGTTGGCCAAGACATACGAGCACAGTCGGGATGCCTACGCGGAGCTCGTCACCATGGTCAAAGGGAAGAAGCCCGGAAAATGAGAGTAAAAAAACCAAGATGGAGCGAGTTACCCACCGGTGATCTTTGCTTGGTTGATGGGGACGGGATGATTATGGCGCGGGTCACGGTCAATTCTCTTACCCTCATATACAAATATCAGGACAAAGAGTTCATTGATGCCCGTTCCGCAATGAAGCACGTAGAAAGAGAAAAGTTTTCGGAGGTGGAGTGAAGCGGAAAAAGAAGTACCGTCCACGGCCCGTCCTTGTCAATCCGATGGGGTATGTCCTTGAAGGCATGGCCCCTGTCGTGTCCTACGGGGAGTATCTGTTGGACCTTCGCGTGAAGCATGCCAGTGCCTTAGCTATCTTGGCACAAGGGCAGGCAAAAAAGGACACCATCGACATCCTGATAGGTGGGGCGAACATGACACAGGCGTTCTTGCATATGGAAGTAGGCACAGCATACGCAACAGACATACGTAAAGGACAGGATGCTCTGTTTACTGTTGCCACGCGGGGCGCGAAGCTCGGCCGCTTTGTCATGACAGGGGATGAGATGAAAGCGATCAATGAATTGTTTGAGATTCACGATGCCCAATTGGAGATCGCGACGATCAAGGACATTGACCGGGCCATCGAAATTGTAAAAAAAGAGCACCAAGCACAAAGAGTGCGTAAAATACCGAAGGTAACGCAACAATTAGGGGGAACAAGTGACCAATAAAGTAAACCTTAACGATATGATTGCACGGGTCAAGAGCACATCGTATACACTTATGGCAGAGAAGATGTATAAGCAGACCACGTAAATCAAAAGATGCCCCGTCTCCGGGGCATCTTCCTTATTTCGCAGCGCCCCAACTCTCCCCTATTTCCACATCCACCCTGTTAGGTATTTCCATCTTCACGCAGGTAGCCATGATCTCTGCTGCACGCTCTGCCTGTGCGCGGTCCTTGACGCTCAACACAAGCTCATCATGCACCTGAAGCACGATACGTTCTCCGGCCTCATAGAGGGCCACCATAGCCATCTTGGTCTGATCTGCGGCAGAGCCTTGGATGAGGCGATTTAATCCCTTGTACGTGCCGGCTCGCTTGACTCTGGGGCCATACTCCACAACCGCCTGCTCGTAAGGTAGCGCCTTGTTCACGCCCCACTGCATTGGCTCCCATAACGGAAAGCGACACTTGCGACCCAACAGGGTACGAATGGCGCCACCTGACGCAGGGTGATCGATCCTGCGCATAACGGCAGTCACGGTCCCTTTAAGGAATGGGACTTTCTTATGGAAGGTCTCCGTCAGGGTTTTTGCTTCTTCTGCTGATACGTCCAACTGTGTGGCCAGCTTTGCCACGCCCATGCCGTACATCAGACCGAGGCCAATAGTCTTTGCCGCCTTGCGCTTGATGCCGGCCATGTCCGCGACCATTTGGTGGAAGTCTGTGTCAGGGTTTTCCCGATAGGCATCCACCATAACGTCCGCCCCCGGCAAGTTTAGAAGGGAAGCGTAATGCACTAGCAGGCGTGGCTCTTGTGAGGAAAAGTCATTGGAGGCCCAAAGCTCTCCTTCTTCTGGCAGGAACAGGCCCCGCACCATCGGCCCGATAATCTCGTGGCGGGCCGGCACCTGCTGCAGGTTAGGGTTGGCCATGGACAGCCGGCCAGACACTGTACCCCCTTCGTCAGAGCGAAGCTGATTGACGTGGGGATGGATACGCCCAGTCTTGGAAGAAAACTCCAGATACGGGCGCAGGAAGGTGCTGTGCGTCTTGTTTGTTTCACGCGCCTCAATGATGAGCTTGCCAAGTTCATGTGGGCATTCCTCCAAGAATGACTTGGTAAAGCTTGGCAGCCCTGTTTCGCTCTTTGGGTACGCAACGCCAACCTTGTTAAAGGCAATGGCAAGAGACGCGGCGGCCCAGATGTCCACTGATACCCCGCTAACCGTTTTGATGTGCGCGATCACTTCTTTTTCCCGCTTCACCAATTTGGAAATAGTCTGCTCGCATTTATCGATGTCAAAGCGGATGCCCTTCTCTGTCATATCCAATAGAGCAGGAAACAGGCGCGTTTCAAGGTCAAAGATTGATTCGACATCGTCTTGCCGCAGCTTTATCTTGAACGTCTGCCAGAGCTTCAACGTCAGTGCGGCATCTTGCTCCGCGTATTCGCCCACATACATGGCGGGCAACTTCCATAGTTCCTTTTTTGGGTGCACCCCGAAATCACTTGCAGCCGCTCGTAGCCCTGCTTCGCTCTTCGTTTCCTTCAGGTAGTCAAACCCGAGGCTGTTCAGCGCAAAACTGTAGCGATTTTCATCCAGAATTGGAGCCGCAATCATCGTATCCAGAATGCGGCCGTTTATCTTGAACCCTGAAGCGCGTAGCCAGCCACAATCGTAGGCAGCGTTATGCATGATCTTATCTGCAGGCGTAGCCAGAACATCGGCGATCCATCGCTCCACCAATCGTTTATCGAGATTCCCTCCGCCAGCATGCGCAATAGGGTAGTAGCCGGACCATCCATCTACTGCGAGGGCATAGCCTACGATGAACCCATCATTGCGGGGCCAGCCGGGCCCCATGGACTCCATATGCGGGTCACATGTTTCAAGGTCGATGGCTATTTCTTTTGCGGTGGAAAGATTCGGGAAGGAGGATGGTGCAACCCAGTCTGATTTAACTGGGAACATCGGAAGCGTTTTCACAAGCGAAACCCTTTGTCTATTTGTTTTGGCAGCACTAAGTGCAGTGTCTGTTTGGTGCGCGTAACGCCGACATAGAATAATCGGTTCACGCTGTCGGAGTTTACGGAATATTCTTTTGCGAATTTAGGGGACAGGTCCATCATCAGCACAACATTGTCCGCTTCGCCGCCTTTCGCCCCATGAATCGTCGAGAGCTTGATACGGCTTGCATCGGATAGTTTGTTTCCCCTGCGGAGGACAGAGCGAAGATATTCTCTTTTTTCTTCACTAATGCGAACTAACGCAGTATGCCAAACATCGTCCACCAATAATCCGTAATGCGCCTTCAATGCGGCGAGATCGTATTCAATCACATCCACATCGCCCTTGAAGTTTTTAAAGCCACGGGCCACGGCTCCTGCCCCGAGATACTTATAAATATTCTGCACATCCTTTAAGCCAAGAGCGAGTCCTTTGCGCAGGCGTTCCCAGTCCACGACTGCTTTGAGGACGTTAGGGGAAATGCTCGGGATATGGTTTCTCTCGAATAGAAGTCCATTGCCCTTGAGCCACTCATGCGCAGAATTCAATAAGTAATTTGTGCTGGCCAAAACAAGCCATTCCCCTTCATTAAACGGGACATCTTCTACGCGACGATATTGATGTACCGACCCAATGTAGTCGCGCG